ATGGAGTGCGGGCCCCGCATACACCCGAAATCCCACAGCGTTCGCCGGTGCATTCACCGCCCCGACCGTCATCAGATTTTCATCCGGTATCGCGATCGATGAAGCAACGGACGCCGCGCTCTCCTGGCCTGCCGCATTCACCCACGCGACGCTGGCGTAGAAAACCCCGCCTCCCTGAGGCCCCGCTACGGACGAAAGAGCAGGCGGCCGCGGCCGTCTTATCGGATCGCTCACCAGTCCCAGCCCGGATGCGACAAAACTGTCGCTGGCCCCACGTGCCAGCGTTGCGAACTCCTGCCATTTGGCTTGATAGCGATCCACCAGCTGGCTGAAATAGGCGTCCCGATACACCAGCGCCAGAGCATGCATCGCTTCCCACCGCTTCAACGGCGCTGTGATCACGACCTGCTCGAGTCGCAGCGACGGACCCCATAGCATCTCCAGCGTGGGCCTCGGTTTCAGCAGCCACAACTGCAGGTCGGTCTTGATCTCTTCCTGCGCCAGCCGCAGCTTCGAAGAAACATTAATCCCTGTGGTCTGTGCCACAGCCAGCAGGCCGGAATCCTGGTCGACCAGATCGTCGATCGTGCATGCCGGCCCATCCACGAACAGCGCCATGTCTAACTCCGCTCTCTTTGCTTCTTGATCTCGTGTGACGGAATCACCATCACTTGTACGCGGCTGGCGGCCTCTTCCTCGTGGTATTTCTCCAGTGCCAGGCGATTCGCATCGTGGAACTCACGCGCTTCATCGTCGTTCGCAACCCGCGCCCGTACCTCGGCGATCAATTTTGCGGCGATTGGCCGCGGCACTTCCGTCCGCACGCCTTCTTTGCCACCCTCGGAAGTTTCCAGACTAACCATCACGAAGTGCTCTCCCGTGAGTGTGGCTTCCGCGTCGCGAACCTTCTTGTAATAGGTCCTTAAATCCATTGCTTCCTCCTCGCCTTGAATAAAAAACGGGGGCGCAACCCGCGCCCCCGTACCGGCTCACTAAGCTGCCGGATTGCCGTGTGTACCCGGCTAACTGTTGATCTGAACCGCGAAGTTGTTACGCAGAATCGCGCAACCGTAAAGCACATCCACGGTAAACTGCTGCGACAAGGTGTTCGGTTGATAGCTCATCGTGACGCGCATCCCGAAGTTACCCAGTTCGGCGTATTCCGCGATGGCGCCGGTACCCGGCAGCGGTTGCGGCAAACGGCGAACTACCAGACCGATCGCATCCTTGCAGAACGCCATATTGTGCGTATTGATCGGAGCGCTGCCCGTCTTCTGCACATATTGCGAACGGAACACGAAGAAGTCCTTGATCTTACCGAAACTTCCGTCGATCATGGCCCGCAGACCCGCGTCGCCCGCCTTGTCGAACTCGGTGAATCGCGGAATCTGCCGCATTGCCGAATACGTGTTGCTGTCGACAATCAGATACTTGGGCGAACTTGCCGGAACCTTCGCCTGAAACAGCTCTGTCTCGGCCATATCCAGCAAAGCTTCTGTAACCGGCGTGCCCGCCGTTCCAAGAGGCGCATTCGCCGTAAAGCCGGCGTACAGGTTCAGAAGATCGCTCTCGATCTTCTCCGCGATCGCCACCACAGCAGGTTGCATGTACACCCGCAGGAGATCCGGAACTGCCAGGACTTTCGTCACATCCGGAATCTGAAAAGTCGCTTCCGCGTGCGTGTTCAGCACGATCTGCGCGTTTCCAAGACTGGGGTTCTGCGGCTGCACCGCATTACCCTCGGCGATGTTATTGGCCACAAGCTGTGGCGCTATCGGTACATTGACGGTATCGCCCGCCTGCGCCAATGTCGGTTCATAATCGCGATTCACCAGGTTCCCCATCAAGAGGTTCCCTACAAGGGCGGGCAAAGCATCGGCCGCCACCAGTTTGACGATCGCGCTTGCTACATTTGCTGACGTAATTGAAGGCATCGTTCTCCTTGAACTCGGTTCGTAGCGCCGGCGGTTTCTCCGCCTGCGTTCTCTCTCCGCTTACTGAATCGGGGACTACGCGCCCCGCGGCGTCTGCGTTGTAACCACCCGCAAAATCTCCTGGCGCACTCGGTCCAGTTCTTCTTTGCTCATCGAGGGTGAGATCTTGTCCAGATCGAATCCCCCCGCGTTCGCCGTTGGCGCAGCTTTTTGCGTCCCCGTGACGCCGGAACCCCCGGCTATCCTCGCAGGAAGAAATTCAGGATTCTCCCGCACAAAGCCCGCAAGGAATTCTCCGACGGGCTGTTCACCGCCATCTCCCCGCGCGATCAGCCGGCCGTCCTCGGTGCGCACAATCCCGTCCTGCACGGCCTTGTAGGCCAGGTCCACCTTGGTTACCCCAAGCTTCTGCAACTCGGTCCGGATATTGGTGCTGCGCTGCGCCTCATCGGCTACGGCCCGGCTGCGCTTGTTCTCTTCCACGAGTTCGTTCACCCGCTTTTCGAGTTGCTCGCGCCGCCGCCGCTCTTCGTGCAGTTCAGTCTTGTAGGCAGGCTCCCGCCGTGCCACATCCTGCCGCATATATTCATCGATCGCCTGCTGCACAATCGTCTGTACGTTAACTGGCTCGCTCATATCTGCTCCTCCATTCCTGCGTCGATCTCTTCCGAAATGCGATTCTTGATCTCCTGCCGCGCATCGCAGAGATACTTCATCGCCACCCTCTTCTGAACCTGTTTCGTCAGCGTTGGCGACTTGATCCCCAGTCCCAGCAAGCTCTTGGCGTCGTTGGCTTCGGTACTGAAATCCGTGATGTCGAACTCGTCCAGCCCCATCGCGTCAATCGCGAGGTCATCCTGCCGGGCCGCGACAATCGCGCTCAGCACGTTGCGGATCGAGTCCTTTACCGTATCTCCGTACGACCGCAGAATCTCCTGCGTCACGCTGAATTCCCACTGTTGGCTCAAACCCGACTGCGCTGCGCCCGATCCGTCCCCCGCCTGCTGCATGAGGTACGAGACCCGGTAGATCTCATCCTTGAGACGACCCAGATTCTCTGACGCGATCTGAAAAACGTTCCCCGTCGGTTCCGTCCACCCGAACTTGTCATCCGGACCGAGCTGCAGATAGTAACTCTCGCCGGTAATCTGATTAAATTCGCGCTCCGAATAAATCACCGGCATCGCGAACAGGCCCATGGTTAGCGCCCACCCCAACGCGTTCGATTTATTGAAATGTTCGAGCTGCAGCAGCGCGATCTTGTTAGTCAGCCAAAGGCCTTCACTTACGCGTAACTCGAATACAGGAACTCGTCCGATCCCGGCAAAACCGTGCCTGCCCTGATCGATCAGTTCGATCGCCTTCTGATCCGCCCCGCGTCGCTCGTAGATCTCGAACCGTTCACGGTCGTAATAGATCCAACGGGTCTCACGCTTCCATCCGAAGGTCTTTACGTTGTCCTGCTTCAGCAGGGACGTCCGAACGACAACCCACTCCAGCTCGCCCTGCTCGTCATAGCTCCAATTGATCAGCTCATCGGCGTTATAAGCGACCAGATAGGCCCGGCTACGCCCCGACGCATCTTCGTCGGCCCGCGTCAACGCCGGGCTATCGGTGCGCGGAAAATCGACCACCACGTACGACTTCCCGCAAACCAGCGCTTCCGTAATCTGCTGCTTGAAGAACTGCGTCAGCGTCGTTCCGCGCAGATCGCAGTTCTGCACAAATCGGGCAAAGAATTGCTTCGCCGGCTCATTCGTACCCGCAAACTCAAGGATCGGTTCCCGCCTCACCAGTGTGGCCGTGTACCAGTCCACAATCGACCCCAGGTAGTTCTCGTAGAACACCCTGGCCAGCCTTTCCTGGTAAACCTCCAGCGGCTCTTTTTGCCGGCGCAGAAGATACTCCGCCGCGTTCTGCCGGAATTGTTCGCCGCCTGCGTAAAGGTCGCGGTAGCGGCGCCACATCCTTACCTTGCTCGTGTAATCCGGATGTTCCTGCTCTATATGTGTGTTAGTCATTAAAACAACCGCTCCCCGCGTTCCCCAATCGTTCCGCCCCGGTCCTGCTGCCAGATCAGATAACCCAGCGCATCCGACATGTGTGTGCGCTTCCGATCCTTGTCCTTATCGATCTGAGTCGAATCTTCCTGATACGACACCTGCTCCAGATCGTCGATCAACTCCCGGCATTTCGGGTCCACAAACAGCTGCACTTCGTCCTGCGCGTTACGCAGGCGCGCATTCACCAGCGACACGCGTTCGCGCACGGGCGGATTCGCCTTCGGGACGCGGTACGAAACCTTGGCCATTCGCGACGCAAAATAATTCCGTATCACCTGGTAATCCGAATATCCCGTCGTGTGCATCGACGCGCCGGACGCGTCTCCATACACCACGAGGCCCGCCCGCGGCAGTCCGAATCGCTTCTCGAATTCTTCGCATGCCTGCTCCGTTGTTGCGCGCCGCAATACGATCTCGTCCAGCACTGAAACCTCTCCGTTGCGCTCTACCTGCGCTATCACTGAACACATCGGATCGACGTTGAAATCCAGCGCCCAAATCAGCGGGCGTGCCGGATCGGCTTCCATGTCTTTCACGTTCACCTTCCGCGCGAACGCGTGATAAACCAGGCCGCCCCGCACGTTCAGGTAATCGCCCAGCACTTCCTGCCGAAAGAAGTTTTCGTCGTAACTCCCGCGCAGCCGTTCGTAGAAATCCGGCACCTGCTCCAGCAGGAACCGATTCTCGTACGGCACTGCCTGAATTGCTTCATAACCAGGCACAGGATGTGTGACAAACTTCCGGTACACCCAGTCGAAACCCTTCGGAGTCCACACCCCGAATCCACAATGCTTCGTCGCTTTCGGGTCGCGCAACCGGCCTTCCAGCCGCAACCATGCGCCCTCCATCGTGTAAGTCAGTTCGTCCAGCCCGAACCATGCCAGGTTCGTGCCACGCAAGCGTTCGAACTCATCCACGGCCCGCAGCAAAATGCGCGAGCCGGTGTCCTTCATCACAAGAACGTTGTCCGCTTTGTTCAACTCAAACGGAATCCCGTTATCATGCAGCGTCTCTGTCAACGCCGTCAGTGTCGCGTCCCGCAGCATCGGGTAAGTGGGCGATCCGATCAGCCCTGTACGCCCCGGGTTCAGATAACTGAGCCTGATCGCTTCATGGCAAAGCGCCGCGCTCTTTCCCGACCCGATTGGACCCGAAAAGCCCTTGAACCGGGCCGCCGAATCATGAAACTTCTGTTGACTCGGCAACGCAACGTACTTTATTCGTCTGTCGCAGGTGTCGTCTGGCATTCATCCACCCATCGCACCGTCACCTGCCGCGGTTGCGTATCCTTCAGGTCGTGGCGCATTTGCATGAGGCGCGCCAGGTCCCCGATCGAACTCTTCATCTCTTCGTCGGCCAACTTTTTCCGAATCTTGCCGATCGCGTCGTCAAGGGCCTTAACCATCAGCTGTGCGGACGTCTCGTTACTTTTCCTCCGTCTGCGCTTCTTGTCCTTCGGAGCTTCTTTTCCTTCCAC